CTTAATTTTTGCGAGCTCAACACTTGAATAATCTACATGAGTTTCCCAATCAGGTTGAAAGACAAGAGTGACACCTTCTATTAAAGCAAAGTCTTCTTGCATTTTAATAGCCTTCTTTGTACCTGATCTTTTTAAATAAGAAATAAAATGATACTGTTCTGTGTTACTATTAAAAACACAAATACCTGGAGAATTTAAAGAAAAATCAATTGTGATAAAATTCATATTAAAATCTTTTACCCATTGTCGCGCCTATTGCAGTTCCAACGAGTCGTGAAGTTAATAAATCATATAGAATACCTTTTTGAACACCTAATACTTTAGCTACCATTTTTCCAATAGATTTACCTAAAGCAAAGCCAGCTAAACCACCAACAATAGAACCTAAAAGACCTTCATTAGTCATTTCATTATTAAATCTATCAACGTCTAAGTCTCCGTTTTCATCTCTGTATTCGTTTAAAAATTCATCAACTGCTTGATCTACCTTTTCTTCTAATTCAGGAGTCCATTCTTGTTGAAGTCCTTCTGTCAAAAGTTGCATCTCCTTTTCAGTAACTCTGTTTTCTTCTAAATATTCTATAAATGTTTTCATAAGTTATATATCTTTTAATCTATGTCCATTTTAATTTCGAACTTATTATAGTAAAAGTTTAAATCAAATGTATTAAATTCTGAAACGTTTTCCGCCATGTTTAATGTCAATTCACTTATTTGATTTAATATAGGTTGTTCAAATGTAATACTTGCTATTCCTAATCCTTCAGCGTCTAAGACTCTAAGTTTTAGATCGTCTAAATGTTTTTGCTTAGTAGTAGGTGCATAGTAATATAATAAAATATCATTCATCATCCAATAATTAATGTAACCGTCCATTAACTGCATTGTAACTGTGAATTGTCTAGTAATAGTATTTTGTGTTGGGATTTTCCCTCTAAAATAACGAGTAGTTCCATCATTATCTGATTGACTTACAGGGTCAAAGGTAACTCCTGGTAAATTAATACCCTGAATACCATAATTAACAAAGTCTATAGGATCTTCAAATAAATTACCTGGAATTTTATTTAAATAAGGTTTATATTTATCTACAATTTCTTTAGGTACAAAATTTTTATTAAACCTAAAATCAAATAAATTATTTCTACTATTTAAAATCATACTATAGTGTAATTACCTTTAAATACCATAGTTTCAGTACTTCCATTATCTACTGAAATATAATATTTTTTATCCTTTAAACCACCTTTACCTTGTAATTTACTAGCATTTGCTTTATCTATTTTAAATAAAACTTCACCGTTGCTTAAATCAACTTCTTTAAAACTTGTAATATTATTAAAATAAATACCATCTGAAAAATTAAGTTTAATACTTTTTAAATTAGTAAAAGATATTGCTTTTCTTTCTCCATTATCTATTTTAGAAATACTAAACTTTACGTACATGTCAAATGGTGATATTTCTAAACCGCTTTCATTATTAATAGAAGTAATTTGACCATCATCTATTGTTACATTTCCTACATTAACTACAACGTTTAATCTTTCAATAAATGCGGGTGCATATTTTACTTGAGCTTTAGGCAAACTAGAATTAATTACTTGAGCAACATTTCTCGTAGCTTGTAAATCTGGAAGAGTATTATAAACTCGAGTTAAATTAGCACTTGATGCTATATTTACCTTCATCATTCTTTTACCATATTTAGGAGCGTTACTACCTATTAGACTTCCTCTTTTTACAATTTGAGTATTATCAGTTTGATTATAAATTCTCATAGTCACATCAATCATAAAACTTGCAGCATTATTTGCATTTTGTATAATTGGTCTAAATTGAATTGGCTCTTCAAAATCTTGAGTTTGTGTAATTGAAGTTGAATATGTTTCAATATAACTTGTGCCTATTTGTTCATTTACTATAATATCATAAATAACACTAATATCATCTGAGCTCGTTGCTATTCTATTTATTATGTAAGACTCAAAGTCTGCTGCACTATTATCTTTCTCTCCATATATTTTAAAGTAGTCTCCATCAGTAGCCTCTTCTACAATAACTGTAAAATCTTGAAATTCATCTTCTTTAGCAACTGTAAAATTAGTTTCGTTTCCTGTGTAAATATAGTCAGTCCCAGCAGTATCTTCTAAGACATCTATTAATTTTAAAGAAACTTCATAATTTGAAGTAGGGTCTAAGTCACTAGAGCCAGATCCATTGTCATAAAATAAATTATTAAAATCTACAAATTGATCTTTCAGAGTTGGTAATTTAATCTCTATAAAATTACTATAAAGAGTTTCACTTAATATAAAAGGTCTTGGATTTTTAATTTCAAAACTTGAAGTATTTAAATAAACTATTTGAGTTAAAAAGTTTTGAACTCCTGTCGTTCTATTAGTTTTTACTTCGAATAAAAAACCTTCATAACCTCTTGCTGCAAAACTAAAACCACTTCTTAAATGAAGTCTAACTTTATCATATTTTATTTTAGTAATATTATTTGTAGCATTTGTTTGACTTGCTAATAATTCAGTAGAATCAGTACCTGTCCATTCTACACTATCTATAAATCCCTCAGTACTATCTAATAGAGCATATTTATTTTCATTGACATTTACAGCATGGTATCTTTCAATACTACCCGAACCTGTTATAATACTATTACCGGTTTCCTCATCCGGTGTAGCGAATAATGGATTTGCAATATTTCCAACTGTAACTTTGCCACCTATAAAATTAGTTAAAGAATATTCAAAATTTCCTGTATTTGCTGGAATGTATGTGAATATGTTTCCACCTAGCCCACTACCATTATTAGTTCCGGTAATTGCAAAATTAACAGGAGTAGTAAGAGCACTTAAATTAAATTTATATGTTTTTCCAACTTCTAATAATAATGTTCTTGCTGCAAATCCTTCAATTGATATATAAGCTCCATCTTCAGTAACATCGAAATTTACAACGTCACTTCCTAGTTCATGTATAAGATGTCTAGTTAATGTAGAGTCCGATTCATTAGTACTTAATACTTTTATTTCACTACCGTTATCATCAACATCTATCTCATAAGGAGCAGTATCGGCTTGATCGTGATAGATAAACTCTAAAAGTATATCATCGTCTATTTTGTAATATCTTGAACTTTCTGCCATAATTTATTTATCTCTTTTAAAATTGAACAACTTTGGAGTATATGTTAAAAATAAACCAAGTTGAGGTCCATGATAAACTCTATTGTCTTTTGTAAAGGTTAAGCCATAACCAACCCCTAAGCCTAATCTAACTCTACTTTTATAATCTTCTTTTGCTTTATTTATCTCATCTTCAATGAGACTAATTCCTTCAATATTATTAAACGTTAAACCAGGATATTTTGTAGCAATATTAATTTTTTTAATACCATCAATTTCCTCAACGCTTGAGTATAATTTAATTCCTTGTTCATAACTAAAACTATTTAGTGCACCTGTTAGTTTATTATCTTTTTCAAATAAACTAATTTTACTATTCCATTTTCTCCAGTTACCATCTCCATAATCAGTAGAATCATTAAAATATAAAACTGAATCACTTTCTATAAATGCATAAACAGTATCAACTTCTTTAATTGTAATTTCTGCACTTAACAATTGATTTACTTTTTTAAGTTTTTTAATTTCACCTAAAGCATTTTCATATTTTGCATATAAATCATTAGCATCATTTTGTAATTCTTCAGCCGTAAACTCATATGCTGTAATTTCACTAACTAAAAAGTCATTTTCATTTTTATAATATCTAACGCTGTCTTGACCAGCAATAATATTTTGCCCAGCTCTTTCTACTTTAACCTCTAAGCCTTTATTAATAGCCTTTATCTTAGATGTTCTATTACATTGATGCATTAGCAAAATAATAAGCAATAAAATAGTTGCTATAAAATGAATTGGTTTTATTTCTAAAGTTTTAAACATTTAATATTATTAATTTTGACCAGTGCTTTTATTATCATTCGATTGTCCAGCTGCCAAGAATACTCTATTATATGAATTCCACTCAACCGGCATTGAAAAATTATAACAAAGTTTAAAAGAACCACCTACACTACCGTCAAACAAGTCAGTAGGTTGCATTTCTACAAAATGCCATTTAGCAGTTGAACCATCATCTAATAAACCATATTTATGTAAATAGATTTGGTTATCACCGGGTGCAATTCTGCCTATTGTAGTAAAGTCATTAACTAATTGACTATCTTGGCCAGCTGTTGAACTATTCTGTGCAATAGTAACATTAACATTAATATACCAATCAGTTGAATTTATATATGGAAATTTTTTAGTATTATCTAAACTAGCTCCACCAACCTCGTTGAGTAAAAGAACTAAAGGGTCAGTTTTAGTAGACCATGTATTACCTTGTACACCTGATAAGGAATAATCTACTTCTCCCCACACGTTTATTATATTACCTATCTTAACGTATGAATACTTTTCAGTGACTGCACCTGGTAAAGAAACCATTGATGCAGGTGTACTAATTCCACCATTTGATGTTGAACCCCCATTTGAATAATAAAGTCCACCTATGTTTGTAACTAAATCTTCATAAAAATAATCACTAAGAGTTCTTTTGTCATCTAATGAGCCATTGTTAGGTGCTGAAAAATACCCTGCACTGCCCATACTATTACTAGCAACGCCTCCAGTTGCAACGCCTCCAGTTTTAAATCTTATACCGTCACCTGAACTTACTTCACTAGGAATAACACCTTCATCTGTATTACCATCATGGTCTCCATCACTATCACTAAAAAATAATGATTTGTCAGCTGTAATTAATTCCTTTTCTATTTTAAGTTTAGATGCAGATTGTACTTGTAGATCATTAAAACCAGAAGCACTAGATACGTTAATTACGTTAGTATTCACCGTTGTAATATTAGTCGCATTTGAAACATCAATATCTAATACAGGTGAATTAATATCAACATTAGTTGTCGCATTTATTCGAAAAATAGGAGTATTTAATCTTATTAAGTTATTCGCTGCCAAATAAATAGAATCCGTACCGGCCGCATTTCCAATTAAAACATCATTATCATTTAAAGCCTTAATATTAACTTCTCCATCATTTGCTGTAATAGCAATATCTAAATTGTCTCCACCTCCATTTGCTATTATATTAACCGCAGAAGCATCTAAGTTTAAATCCTCATTAGAATTTATATCAATGTTGCTGTCTCCTGATGTGTTGTCAATTAATATGTCTCCATCCTGACCATCGATCGTCACTCCTTGCTTTCCTTCTATCTGTATTGCAGATCCATTAGACAATATTTGAATAATTCCACTTCCTTCAAAATTTAAAGTAGAACCTAATAATGTAATATTATTTCCAGGGTTTATTGTCATATTAACAGTTTCCCCTTGAACAGCAGCGGCACTACCTACTATTTTTAAAGTAGTTCCAGTTCCGTTAAAATATTCACTTCTAATATTAAATATAGCAGCATTACTATTATCTACCTTTAGCTCAATATGGTTTGGAGCATCGTCTGCCTTTAACAACATACTTAATAATGCAGTTGGAGAATATGAAGGAGAAGTAGGGGGAGTACCATTACCAGTATCGTCTCCTAATATAATTCTAGAAGTTAATGCTTGATTAGGTATAGTTCCAGACTGATTAAAAGGTCTTAGTATATTAAACGATGGAGTTCCGGATGAATTAACATCACTGTCCCATATATTTAAAGAAACACCTTGTTCTCCTTTTTGTCCACCTTCACCTTTATCACCTTTATCACCTTCGTCTCCTTTTTGTCCTACATTTCCAGTAGTTCCTTGAACTCCTTTAGGACCAATTGGCCCTCCTCCGTTTGCTAAAACTTGATCAAAGTTGTAATTTGTCTTTTCAACCTTGATATTATCTGAGTCAGCGTCGAATAATTCTTTTATATTTATTGCCATTTTATGACTTTATTTTTATTAAAGGTCTAATCTTATAAGAGTAGCCTATTCTTTTATTATATATTAATCTAAAATTAAGAGGGTTTACAGGGTCTAATTTATAAGTAAAATTACCACCTGAGATATATCCATTTTCATTTAAATTAGAAGGATCGGAAATAATATCTATTGTAGTTATTTGCCTTTTCCCTTCATATACTGCTAATCTAATAGAATCTATTGAAAATGCAGGTATTATGTTTTCAGTAACATATCCATTAATGTCATCACTTAATGTGTCAATTCTACCAAAGCTGTTTTCAACATCTACTAATCTATTCATTGTATAACTTAAACCTAAACCACTAAGTTTTTTAACAACTGCTTCTCTCATATAAAAATCCATTATTACTTCTCTCTCAGTTTCTATATAGTTAATATCATTTTGAGACTCCCCTAGTAGTTTAATGTTGTTTAACTCTTCAATAGTCTCATACCTTCCATGCGTAAAGTTAAATACTTCATATTCTTTATTTAACTTTATAACGCTTGAACTCATATAACTTTTTTCTTCAACTATATTTTTAGTTCCTGGAATATATTGAATACCTCCTCCACTAGTTGATCTAATGTAGTAAGTATCTTCCCATCTTGACATGAAAACATTTTTGTTTTTCTTTTCAATAGCAATTTCATTTATTAAATTATATTTAGGTAATAAATCATCTGATTCTGAAAGTTTTATAACTCCACTAGTATCTATGTCGTTTACTTTATGGAAAAAATGATTTTTAATACTCCCCCATTGGTTATCATGTAAAGTAGATTTAACTTCACCTACATTAAACAATACCCCACACCCGTTTAGTTTTTTATATAATTCTATTGCAATTTTATTTTCATTAGTATTACCAATGTTGTAATTATAAACATATCCAATTGGAGTTCTATATACATCACTCCAGTCATAGCCGTCGCCTGGTTCAATTTTATGCATAGAAAAAGGTTCACTAAATGTAATAATAGGTTTAGTATTTACAGTATATTTTCCATTTTGTCTAGTTAAAATAGCAAAATATTCGTTTCTAGATTCTATACTATATCCAATAGATTCGTTTGTTAATCCAAACGCTTTAGGTTTATTAATGTCTATTTCAGGATATAAGTTAGAAGTTTTAACTATTTCAACACCATCTTGTATTTCTAAAGAAAATGTATTTTCAACAATACTTCCGTCGCTATTAACTGTTAAATATTCAGCATTGTTAGTAGTATTTAAAACATTTGCAACATTTCCAGCAGATAATAAATTTAATAAAGATGAATGAGCAAAAATACCACCACCTCTATATGAATAATTTGCAGACTTATATTGATTTAATGTATAAAACTGAGTAGGTTGAGGAACACCGTTTATTGTCATTTCCCCAGTAACTGAAATTTTATTATCATTTATTACATTGTCTATATTTAGTTCATATGTTATTCCAGCAACTTCAACTTCTAAAATACCATAAGAACCAGTTATAGGATCTTTAAGTATTTGTGAAGTAAAGGAAGGAACACTACCATCGTTGTGAGTAATTCCATCTATTACAGTACTTTGACCTTGACTTAAATTAACTGAACTCAAATCTAATGCACCTGAAACTATACTATTTGAATAGTTATAAAGATCTTGTAATTTATGGTCTAGTTCATATAATAATTTTCTATTTAAACATTTAAACTTATCATCTGATAAATTTAAATCTAAAATTAAAACAACAAATTTAAATTTTTTATTTTGAATTATTCTAAGTTTTAATTCATTTGGAGAATTTAAATCAAATGATGTTTTTAAAGCTGTTGAAAATCTATAACCATTAAATTCACTATTTTTAATAAATTCTTTAGTTATGTTATCTTCAATTTTTTTTCTAGTTTTAGGTATAAATCTAATACCTTTAAATATTGTTGAGGCAAATGATTCACTTCCTCCATCTTCTATTATTGTATACTTTTTAAAAGTTCTAGATTTTCCAAATGAAGTTTGAGCAAATGTTTCATCAGAACCAACCATTGCCCCAGTCCCTACAAAATATGTTTTAAAATAATCAAAATTTATATCTTTAAAATGATCTAAACTAAATTCAATATTAGGTGAAGGTTTTAAATAACTAAAAGTATTATCGACATCAAAATACTCTAAGTATGTAGGGTATTCGTCTATGTAGAACCACTCATGTGTCATTTTAGTTTCGTCTCTATCTAAACTTTCTAAAGAAGCAGCGAAGTTAGTTTCACCAAATGCTTCATTTAAATTTAGAAAGTATGGGTTTTCTCTAACATTTAAACTATCTTTTAGAGACCATTTATTAATATAAGGAACCACCCTAGACGTTGTGGCAAATTCAGTTGTATTATTTTCCTGTAGTCTTTCAAATTCACTAGATATTCTAGTCATTGTGCTTCCTTCAGATAAACTATTTTCATCTTCTAATATATTTATTAAATTAGAAAAATAAGCATTAGAATCTTCCTTTAACCTTTTAACATCAGAGTATGCATCTAAAGGCCTTTCTCCATTAGGCCCAGTAGGTTCATCAATTGCATTCGAAAACGGGTAGAGTATGTTATCTTCTAAATCTAATTCCTTTAAATCAGAATTAGATTCATCATAAAAATCAAAATCCATATCATGAATATCATATGCACTAAACATTCCCCATTCAATTTTAAAGTCTTTATAAACATTAACAATATTTTCTATGCCATTATTTTTATCTTTAAGAATTACTCTTTTAAAATTAGAATTTATCTCTCTTGGATCATCTACTATGTCTAATACTTTATTAAATCTATTTTCACTATCTAATAAATATTCACCTATGCTAATTTCACCTTCATCATCTTCATTAATATAAATTGAAGAATTTACATTGCTTCCTCCTTTTAAATACCAAACCTCATTATTTAATAAAAAGTTAGAAGTTATGTTTTTATTAGAGGATTCCTCATTTATTTCTATGAAATTAGAAGAAGATAAATTTTTAACAAAAATTCCTAATTCTCTATTATAACCGTCAACGTCTGAATAAATTATAATTTCATTTTCTAAAACAATAGAACTAAATAAAGTATAATTATTAATTAGTGAACTTATTGAATCTGCAACATTCTTTAAAGTACCTTGATTTGAGAATCTATTATTTTCAAATCTACCTTTATCAACAATGTTATCAGCTATAAATGTATTTTTTACAACATTAATATGAGTGTATGTTTTTTTAACATCTAATATTGTTAAGTTGTTATTTAAACAAAAAATATTATGGTTTTCTTCAAAATTATATTGCTTTTCTACAAGTTCTATAAAGTATTTATTTCCACGTTTAATTAAAGAAGGTTCATACTTTTCAAAAGTACTACCTGCACTAATAGGCCAATTATTTACTAAATCTAGAAGAGTGTCATATTCAGTTGTGCCCGAAGGTCTTGTATAACTAAAACCAGTATTATCATTTAGTGTCACAGATCCCGTACTTTCATTAACTACAACCTTTATTGTAAATCTTTGTTTTTTTAATTTTAAAAGTCTAAACTCATCTCCATTTAATGGGTTATCTATTATTTTAATTTTAATAAAATCGGATTCTGCACTTGTATTAATAATTGACTCTATATTTCTATTAGTCTTTTTAATTCCTGTAAATAAACTATAATCAGTGTTATTAGTATCTACTCTTAACTCATAGTTTTTACGATTCCAATATACTCCATTTTTAATATTATGATAATTTGAGAAACTTTTAATCCAACCTAACATTGGCATAGTTTGATAAAATTTAGTATGTGGCAATACATAAGTACCACTACCAATATCATTTAAATCCATTTCACTAAAAAGAGTATCTTTCTTAAATGTGAATAGATCGTTTTTAATATTATCAACAGATCCTTCTCCTAATTTATGTTCATCTACATAAATTCCAAAATACCTGTTTATAGAAAACTCTTCAGCTTCTTCATCATCAAATAAAAATTCTAAATTAACTAAGTTTGCACATGCTAAATTATTTCTAGAAAAACCTTCAGTTATAAAATCATTATATTCTATAATAGGTTTATCTGTTTTAATAGTATCTTTATAGTGAAATTCTCCTTTACTAGTAAAGCCGCCTTTTTCTAAATCTATACCATTATAAAAAGTTTGTTCATCTTTATTAAATGAAACAGTTAATGGAGAGTCTGGAAAACTATCATCATTTACATAATTTCTAATATATTTACCTATAGCAGAGTCATTAGAAAGATCAATTGTCTTTATTAATGTTGCATTTTTAAGCATTTCATTAATTCTATCTAAATTTTCAGAATTAGAATAATTCTTTGTGTTTATCGGATCTTTAACCCTATAGATTAAAAACTTAGAAGGTACTTTTTTATCTAGCCAAATTGGAGCTAACATTGCAAATTCACTATCATATAGTTTATTATAATTTATAGAAGTACCATAATTATAAGTTTCTTCTAATTGTTTTTCATAACTATCTAATACTGAAAAATCTGAATTATCTCTTTTTACTTTATAAACTAAATCATTTGGTGTAGAATCTTTATTCCAAAATTTAGCAACATCATATGAATATGATCCAGTTTCTTTAACTAAATATTTTTTATAATTAGAAGCAGCAAGTTGATCAGTCGCATTAAAACTTTCTAAATACATTTGATCATTTTCAACGATTAACTTTATATTAGTACTTATTTTAGGATTTGTTCTAAGTAATGGTTTTGAAATGTTGTCATATCTTCCATTATTTTCTATATCTGTTCTAATTTTAAAAGGAATTAACCTACTATAAGGATCGCTTCCATCGGACGTTCCATTTAAGTTTTCTAAAGATTCGACAGCCCGTTGTATTAAATTAGGATTACTTTGTGCTACTTGTTGATTAGGATCTGTTGGAAAATCATCAGCATTATCACCTACACCGTCTCCATCGGTATCTAATGTCTCTGTAGCATCATTTGGAAATGCATCGCTATTATCACCTACACCATCTCCATCAGAATCAACACTTTCGCTTGCATCATTTGGAAATGCATCGCTATTATCACCTACACCATCTCCATCAGAATCAACACTTTCGCTTGCATTATTTGGAAATGCATCAGTGTTATCACCTACACCATCTCCATCAGTATCGGTGGTTTCAGTTGGATCATTTGGAAATGCATCGCTATTATCACCTACACCGTCTCCATCAGAATCAACACTTTCGCTTGCATTATTTGGAAATGCATCAGTGTTATCACCTACACCATCCCCATCAGTATCGGTGGTTTCAGTTGGATCATTTGGAAATGCATCCGCTCTATCACCTACGCCATCTCCATCAGAATCAGATGTTTCACTTGCATCATTTGGAAAATCATCTGCATTATCACCTACACCATCCCCATCTGAATCTGTGTCTTCGTTAGGATCTGTTGGAAAGTCATCAGCATTATCGCCTACACCATCCCCATCTGTATCATCAGTTTCAGTTGGATCGTTTGGAAAAGCATCTTTATTATCAGCTACTCCATCCCCATCAGCGTCTCCACCACTATCTCCACCATCTCCTATTGGGGTTCCACCGTCACCCGAATCAGTGTCGTTAAAATCAGTTGGGCCGTCTCCAGAACCTGAGTCAGTGTCATCTCCACCTAATATTGGGTCATCTCCACCTTCAAACATATTTGTGTTTTTATTTTTAGTTTAATATTACTTAAGATTATATATCTCTATTAGTTTTATTAACTAACTGCTTTAGTAAGAGTGACTGTCTTGGTATTGTTTAAGTTATATCCTTGTGGCTTATATTTAGCAAACACTTCTAAATCAAAAGAAAATTGATTTTCATTAGAATCAAATATATCTAAACCGATTGTTTTAGAATATGTTAAATTAGAAACAGGATTAGTATTTTTACCACCAATTCTGCCAGTCGATGTATCTACTCCTCCACTTGCAGTAACTCCAAAATAATCAGTCATTCTATATTGAAAAACTATATCTACTGTAATGTTAGGTGATTTTGCAGTTTGAGAATTAACCTGCTTACTATCTACTTTACCTATTGTCTTTTTTCCAAATTTATTATCTCCATCCACTACTAAACTTCCTATTCTAGCAGGTGACATAAATAAATATGATCCACATGATTTTCCTCCAAGTAAAAATTGATCATTATCACTAAACGACATTTTCATAGATCTTTCATAAAATTGACTGTTGTCATATCTATATGGTGTTTGTAGATTAGAATAATTGTCATCAGTTGATAATGTTGCAAATTGAGAGATGTTGTTCCAGGTAGCTTGATAAGTCGTACCTGTAAATACAGTAGGGTGATCAACATGTACATAAATAGAGTCATCATAGTCTCCACTTGTTAAACTTGATAATTGAATTACTCCATCATCGGTTCCCTTCCATATAAAATCATTTGTTGAAGTACCGTCAGTTCCAGTAGCAGCCTTTCCAAAATATTCAAATCTAGAAGTATTATTGGTTAAACTAGTATCTTCACCTGTTAAATAATCTAAAGGTAATGCCGAATACAGTGGATTTTCTCCAGTTACGTCCATATATCTACTGTAAATAAATTGACCTTTACGTTGTGCAGATTGCATAGCAGCCTTATTATTAAATATTTCAGCATTAGCTTCTGCAGTAGTCATGTTTTGATATTGTATAGGAACTAAATCATATTTTCCTTCAACTGTATAATATGTGTCATTTTCAATTCTAGAAGCAAGAGTAGGTGCACCTGTACTATAATCATGTGTACCCATTTCAAAAGTAACTTCATCTCCAGAAGAAGAAGAAGGATAAACCGCATCGTTTCTATTTCCTATTATTCTTGCAGCTAATTCTAAATCAGTTGCCTTACTATTTTCTAATAATAATTTAAAGGTCTTAGTTACAATTGTTCCTTTCTTAATATTTAAGTCAGCTACCTCATCTACGTAATATCCTGCAAATAATTTAGTAGTCGTGTTAGCCTCAATTTGAGTTGTTCTACCTTCTTCATCTACTATAGTTGCCAATAACTCACCTTCGGTATTTTCTAACCGTTCCTTAAGACTATCTATTTCTTTTTGAAGATCTATTAATTTATCTAATAAACTAATAGGAGTCTGTTCAGAAGATAAAAAACCAGATGCTATATTACTTGCACCATGTGTAAAATATTTTTCATTAGCAATAAAACTATCAGCAATATGTGTATAGACTCCTTTAGAATCTAATTCCTCAACAAGTTTTACATAAGTAGTTTCTTTGCTATTTTCCTCAACAAGATTAATTACATCAGAGGTATCTAACATACCTTGTGGAAATTCTATTAATATAGGTTCACTCCAATCTGAAGTTACAGGAGTTGATGGAAAACCAGCTTCTGAATATGCCTTTATTCTAATTTCAATATTTTCACCTAAATTAATAGGAAGATCTAACTGATTAAAATTAACTTCTTGTCCATCTTCTATGCTTTCAGTAGTCCAAATATATTTACCTGTAGTTACGTCTTTTAATCTCTTTCTAGTTGGAGTATCTAATTGATTCCAGTTAGAAAAACTCGCAGTTGTAGTTTTATTATCTTGTGTAAATGGTATCTGTTCAATATTACTTGTTTTTCCACTTGCGGAAACATATCTATATTGAATACTAAATTTAACAATTTCTTGTGGAAGTGTATCTGCATTTGTTTTTGCTTCAGGCACTTTCCAAAAACCTCTAACTCTAAATTTAGGTTTAATATCTTTTACATTTTGATCAGTGCTAATGCTTTGAATTTGATTAACAACTGAAGAATATAATTTTGCCTCTCCACTTCTCTTTTCAATAAGAGAATTAAGCGTATTTTTATCTTTATTTTTTTGTATTTCAGATTTATATTTCTTAGTAGCAATTTCACTTCTCTTACTAGAAATGGTGTCATCTAATTTCTTTAAATTTTCACTAACTGTTATTTTATCAGTGTTTAATTTTTTAATATTATCTAATGCGTCATTTTCAGTTAAGTGTGTATTAATTTGTACAACTTGAAAATTATCTACATTTAATTCAACTGGATCTGGCTTAATACCAACATTTGCCGGTGGAATAAAATCTTCTTTTAATGCTTTAATAAATTGACCAAAGTCAGAAACACTATCTCTATAGAAAGCAGATAATGTTTGAGTACCTCCAGCTTCATCTTCAATTGTTAAATCATTAGAATAAAAACCAACACCAGGTGACCAGTTTTCTGCAATGATTTTAGAATCAGGATCAATTGCTTTAAAGAATACAACTTGTCTCTCATCAAATCCTACATTAATGCTTAAATCTACTTTATTTTCTAAAGATTTATAAATTCTAAGTTGGCTAGTTCCAATTTTAATACTGTCAAATCCTTCAATTAATCTTAGTTCAATTTGACTAGTCCCATTATATACGTTTTCAATTCTGTATCTTGTATTATTGTTACCACTATTTACAAGTAGTTCATCACCAACAGATAAAAATTCAGTATCATTTAAAGATTTATCTCCATCAGTATAAGTTAATTTATTTAAAGTATATAGTTTAACTGTTTTTATAACTGGAGTTCCGTCTACTACAAATTCTCTTTCTGCATTTTCAACTGCTAATGCATCAAAATCACCATAGTATTGAGTTGATTTAAAAGGAAGGTCTCTAACTTGTTCATCAATTGTTGCATTTGCCCCACTACTTATTAAGTCTTCTACAAATGTTTGATAATTAATCTCATCAACATTATTATAAGTGTCATCAAAATAAGCTGCAGCAAATTCATCGTTTGCTTTAAAAATATATCTTTTTACTAAAACTCTTTCAGTATCTACTGCAATTTGATTACTAACATCAAATTTAACAGTTAATAATGGATTTAAATAATCTTCAAAAAAGTCATTATCTGTAGTTACGAATTGTGTAGGTAATGCAATTGAAGTTAAATCACTTGCAGGAGTTTTAAGTTTTCTTGCAATAATCTTTTTAAAGCTACCATCAGGCATTTGTACAGTTGCATCTGCAGTTCCAACTCCGCTTAGCGCTTTAATATTATTTTCTAATCTTTTTATTTCTCTATCAATAAACCCAAACGAAGGTATTTGATAAGTTTTAATTGTAGTTACGCCGTCATCGTCTGGCGTACCGAATAAGTCTACTGAAACCGTAATAGCATCCTTTTCACTAGTCATTGCCTCATTAATACGCTCAAAAGTTTCTAACGCATTGGCATTCATCTGTGTGAATTGCTTAATTATTCCTGAAAATGAGTTTTGTGTGTCCATCTATTATCTTATAACATCTATTTCAAATTCAAACATCGCAGCATTTATACAAACTATTTCAAAATATGGATTGTTTCCAACTTGGGTGTTTGATATACTTCCAATTAGTTTATCATATCTAGCTTTCCAATTAGTATAAATGTTAATATTGTTACCGCTTAAATTTAAGTTTTCAAAAACAATCTTATAACTTTGGCCATCTTTCCAACCTATAAGTTTGTCATCTATGTATATATTAATATTATTATCAGCACCTTGGTCTAATGTTTTACCAACAAGTCTAAGTTGATTTGAGAATTCTTTTAGTCTTGCCCAAATACCAAAGCCCGTTGCATTTGAAGGATTGTACTGATTAGTATCTGTAATTTCATTATAAACGCTTAATGTATTTTCATTCCATAAGAATGGCTTTCCAAATACATATGTTTTTAAATCGTTTTTAATTTTAATTTTATTCGGAACTGTTTTGTCAACCAATATACCAGGTCCATTAAATAAAATGTCAGTATTATATTGTACTTCAGATGGAATTGTACCATCAATAAGTTGATTAATTCTGCCATTTGCACTTGTAATTAATTCTAATAAACTGTTACTATCTGCAAGATTTGCACTTGCGTTTTGAAAATCTGTCTCTAATGAACTTATTCTACTTAACATTTCAGTGCTTGAATCCATTGACATTACTAAGTTTTCTAAGTCATCAACCCTGCCCTTAATTCTTGTATATCTTGCGTTTGCATCTGATAGTAATTTAGCAGCATTCTCTAAGGCACTTGTCGTATCCATGAATAAATCCATTGAGAATGTTGTAAAGTCATTGATATTAACTTCAACACCAACATTATCAAGAGATGAATTAAATTTAATATTTAATTTAAGACCGAATGCGTTTCCATTTAAGCCAGTAATTTCATTTGGCTTATACTTAATAAGTTCAGGAATGTAAGAACTGTTTGCTGCACCAGGATTATCTTGAGGATTGTCTAATATTAATACGCCATAGAGATTAGTTTCTCTGTTTGCAGATACTGAATCACTATATAAATCATAATAAACAAGAACTGCATTAAATCTAAAGTCTCCTCCTTGTTTAGCATAATCTTGTAAACTATTTATGTTTGAGTTATTAGCAACTGCATTATAATTAGCAATGTTCCAATCTATTCCAAAATTAGAAGTAGTATTAGAATCAACATTATAATAAGGAGTTGCTCCAGCAACGTCTACTAAAGTCTCTAAATCCATGTTAGGATCTGGATGAGTTTGACTTGCTCTACCACTAATTTCTGCTTCTGTGTAAGTCTTGTTACCAGAGGCATTATAAAGAGAACTATTAAATAATACGGTAGGAGTATATCCTATGCCCGAGGGAACATTAATATATACCTCGTGGTATGCATTACCTTTATATTGTATATCATTACCTACATCAATACTACCTAAATACTTGACTACTCTATCATAGTCAGTCCCAGTACCAGAAGCATTAGGCTCTTCAGTATAAAAGCCAGGATTTACAGACTCATTAGAATCAGCGGTTTTAAATCTAATTGCGCCTGCAGCGTTTAGCCATTTAAAAAATATTTTTTCAGCATCAGAACCATATAAAGTGCTATCAAAATCATCATCTTGTAAAAGCTCTTCTTCTAAGTTAAGTGCATAATTTTGGAAAGTATTAGCAAAATCGTGACCAGCATCTCCCTTTAAAACATATGATAGACCAGAATAATCTAACATATTTGTAAAGTCCATTGTATTTTTACCAGCAACTGCTGTTTCAAAATTAGGAATATCTAAAAGAGCATATTTACTAAACTCAAATTTAATATCTGGGTTATTGAAAGCTCTTGTCAAATCTCTAGTCCCACTTGCAAAAGCATACATTGTTCCTCCTTGAATTTGAGGTATTCTAACTAATGGTGTAGCCATTTATTCTTATAATTTTTTTACGCAATTGTTGCACCAAAAGAACCAATAATGTACCATGAAGTACCATCTGATCTTAAAGTAAGTGTTCCGTTTTGTACTATTGCAATACTTGCTGCACCTGCAACATTAGTAGCTTCAATATCACCAGCTGATGTTGCAATTAATGTAATTTCTTTTCCTACTACTGTACTTGCTGATAACACTAATGGAGTTCCTCCATCTGCTACGTCAACAAAATAACTAGAATGTAAAAGATTAGCAGGAAGTGATGTAAGCCCTGCTGAAGATGTTCCATTAATTCCATCTTTTGTAATACCTGCACTAAAATTAACTTCATTACTAAATGTACTAGCAACTCCAAAAGTAGCTGAACTAGCATTTACTGCTGTTCCTCCATCAATCGCAATTTGACTAGTAGAAATAGTAACACCTGATAGAGTTAAAGCTGTAGGATCTAAATATCCTTTTAAACTTGTTATTTCGTCTTCAAGTGAAGTAAAGTTATCATTAAGTGTAATTCTTGATGATGAAAGCGAATCTGTTCCTAAAATTTCTGTAACCGCCATTTTATTTTATTTTTTTATTTTACAATTATCATGTTTCTAATGGTTTTATTTCTATTACCATTTGTATCTTCAATTTCAGCCGAAATTTTATAGTTTCCAGCCTCTTTAAAGATATATGTCAACCACATATTATCATAATATATATCATGTTCTTCTTGACTACTATCTTTATATATTCTCCAAACTGGCTTTTTAATACCAGGCATTTGTGTTTTATCTAAAGCAAACGTAACATGAGTTGATCTTTCTACCTCTGCACTTCCGTTAATAATTCTTACAGTATCAAATGTAGGATTGTACCTAACATATTTTGTTTTACCATAAATTGTTCCATTAGTTAATGTTACCTCTTCAAAATCATATTTAAAAGAATAATCCTTTCCAACACATAATAAGAATTTAAATATGTCATTAGTGTCATCATTATCAGTATCTTCAAATACTGGGTTATAATTAAACTTACTAATAATAGAATCTGTAGATGCATTTAATTCATCAGCAATTGCTTGCCAACCTAAAAGATCTGAGTTATTAGTAGGAGTTGCAGCAACTAAAGTGTGAGTTCCTGTTTCAATTAAATGAGTAGTAGGGTTTTTATGTGTAATAGTTAAAACACTACCTTGTTGAATTGTATTTATTTTAAAACTTGCTGTTAAATCTGCACCAATTCTAGTAGCGTCCCACCAATTATATTTTCCATCTACCCATCTAACTGGCTCCATTTCATTCCAAATATAAGGTCCAGTAGTTTCACCATAACCTGTTAAATTAACAGGATCTGTATCTACATATCTTTCAACCGTACTAAATATTTTACCTTGACTTTCATTGTGTACATAATTAGCTCTATCCATTGTTAAGTATAAAGATTGAAAACTATCTTCAACTTTTTGTAAATTTTCAGTTGGCAATTCCCAATAACCTCCTGTTTTATTCCAATCAGTTTTCCAATCTTTCCATCTATTATCTTCTTTCCATTGATAAATTCCATATATTTCAAGTGGCTTTACCTTAACGTTAAAGAAGTCTGACTCTTTTCTAAAACTCATAATTCCTTGAAGGTCATACATTCTTAGCTCTACACTATAGTCTCCCTCAAACGGTACAATCATTGGAAACCTTAAATATCCTGGATGGAATGTACCATCTGTTTCATAGTAACCAATACTACCTCTAAAACTTTGTGAATAATTGTTAGGTCCAGTAACTACCCATTCTAACTCATAAACATGTTGCTTCCACCAATTATCCCAAGTAACTGTTGAATCTAATGCATCAAACCATGTAAAGTTTGCAAATTCCCATTCTTGTGGAAGTGAAGTACATTGTAAGATTATTGGACAACCTATGGGAATAGAGTGTTCTCCATCTGTGTCATTGTTAAAAGTTTCCTTTTTATTTATATAATAATTATTGTAAAATGTTTCAAAATCTGATAATAAAGTTTCATATTCAGTTTCATTAAGATTTCCAAAACCATCTAGAGGAATAGGTTCAAAATTTACATTGTCTATTAAAATATTATTATTAGATACAAGTGCATAATCTTCAATATAAAGTTGTTTACCTTCTGGATAGACTGTAAACTCAACATCTTTACCTTCATTGAATGAAACAATAGGTTGTTGATTATTCCAAACGTTTAAATTCTTTTGATCAAAATAACTTCCCTCTCCTGTAATATCTACAATCTTTGCTTGAAGTGGAAGATATTCTCTTTGTAGTTTATTCTTAAGACCATATAATTTAATTAAAATTTCTTCAGGCGTAAAGTCAAATACCTCATCAACGTTGGGAATATCCCAATAATCAAATGATCCATTAGGCTCGTTTAATTTATAAACCAATGAAAATCTGCTTGTTTTTTTCATTGTAGTAGAAGGCAAATTAAATTGCTTTCTTTTCTTATAACTAAATCCAGCATTTTTATCTGGAACTGAAACTGCCTTTAGTTTTCCAAAACTATCGCTGTCTTGATTTATATTTAGCCAATATTCTTTAAGTGTAATATTATTATAACCGAAAAAATCAATTGCATTTAATACAGCTTTATAAGTTCCAACGAATGGTTTAATATTGTGTAATTCTAAAAGTAGCTCTCTTCTTTTTTGATTCATGAGTCTCCAGTCGATTCCCATCTCATTAATATCGTGCTCTTTAAAAATTATAAAATCACCATCATCAAGAGTAGCACCCATATTTTGTAATAGGTCGTGCATTCTTTCATCTTCTCCAACTGTTTCACCATATATTATTATTTCAGCAACTTCATGTCCATCACTATCATCCGTTATTAATAAAGTTCTTTGATGTCTTTGTTCAGCCTTAGATGAAAGTGCAATGTTAGCCTGTATCGCATCATTTGTAAAATCATTTACAGTTTTTAAACCTGCAATTACTGAAACAACATCAGTGTGATCTAATACTTGAATGTTTAGTCCATCTAAATTTTGTATTTTTACAGTATTGTTTTCTAAACTTGTACCATATATAAAAATATCTTTACTAATATACCTATCGTCTTTCCAACTAAATTTAAAATTACTACCATTACTATCTGTAGAAACAGGTCTACCATATACTATTTGGCCATTAGCATCTACAAGCTCTTCTAATATAAATAAGTTTAAAGTTTCATAAAGGCCTACTGAAACCTCAGGTAAATATACAACACCACTCCACTTTTCATTTGTAGAATCATAGTCAAGGTTTAATTCATTCTCAACTCCATTAAAAAATCTTAAATATGAATACTTTGACATTATCTTATATTTTTATCATCTTTGTTTGCTGTGTAATTTTTCCAATTTTTCATTACACGAATTTGTTTAATAGTATTGTAATAATAGTCAGTACAGAATTGTAAAAAATCAAGAATGGTTTGATTTCTAATAATGTGCCTAGAAACTCTATTAGTTATTAAGTCATTTTTATAATCATAGCCTAAATACTTTTTATTATCTTTGGCAGACTTTTTAATGTCATAAATCTTTTCTCTTTTATATCTGTATAAATCGTCGTATAGTCCCATTATAATGCGCTTCTATTTCCAGCCTGTACTCTACTATAAATAGTTCTTGGTACCGGAGGATTATCAAAGTAAACAGATAATGAAGCCATTTCTCCAATAGCTGGCTCATCTTTTACTAGTTCTCCATCTCTATCTTCCCAGCCTCCTCTAAATATTGCTACTTCTTGTTTATCTAAAATAATATCTCCATATTTATCAAGTCCTATTTTATTATACCAATCTTCTATTTGTTTATCTCCAGTCACTGGTACTAATAATTCAGGATTCTCTAATACTACTTTTTTAATCTCTTCAGTTCTCTTAAAAAATACAAGTCTCTTTTGATCTCCATCTGCTCCTTCTAATTCTGGAGTTGATGGAGTTACAGTAACTTCAGTATAATTATAAAATCCATCTTTTCTGGCTTGCTCCTCAACGCTTGATACAAATTGTACATTTACTGCATCAACACCTTCAATACCTTCTATAATTGCAATAATATCACTCTTAGGCAGTTTGTCTCTACGTACAATTTTTATTAAATAATTTGAGATAGCAGTTCTAATGTCATTAAAAATATCTTGTTGCTTAAATCCTTCAAACCATCTAATTGAAATATCCATTCTGTATTTAACAGCTTCAGGCTGTACAAATATTGCTTCACTTGTAACCATTTGCTGCCCACTATCTTCAATTACACCAAGCATTCTATCAGTTTCGTCTTTTCCAAAGAAAAACTCGCTTTCGTCAACTGAAAAATAGTCTGTGCCTTTTAATAATCTTTTCTCTAAATCTGGAATTGCAAAAATATAAATAACATTGTCATCATCTAAATAACCATCGCTTGTAGTATTGTATGCATCTAAATAACTAAATTGTGCATATCTACTTAAAAAATATTCATAACTATCTGGATTTGCAAGTACAAAACTTTTACTTGCCAATGGCGCCATTAATTTTGTAAACTCAGTGCTTTCAGGATCTGCTCCCATAAAAGGAGAAGTTGAAGTCTCCATTTCTAATAATTCATTTAGGTCATGTGTATCTCCAGTAGAGTCCTTACCTTCTCCTAACCATTTAAATGTAAGGTCCCCTGCCTGATTAAGATTTCCAGCAGCACCATCACACTTAATATATTCTATTTCAATAGTTGCTCCACTTGGTGGAATTATACCAAAATTACCTGTCCCAAAATAAACATCAATTCCTCCACTAATTCCAGTCTTTACTAAACAACCTTTATCAGTGGCTAACATTTCGTATAATGAATTAAACTTTGTCCATTGTTCTCCATTAACACTTACCTTTACTAAATTATGGTCAGTCGTTCCTTTAGATTGAATATTAAAGCTTTGCATACTTTCACCTGTACTTGTTAAGGTTTGAGACTCTAATTTACCTTGTATGATATTTGCTCTAACCCAATCGTTACTACTCTTTGGTAATAAGAACTCATCTTTATCAGTTCTTAAAAAATAAATTAAACCATTGTTATCATATTGAATTTCAGTATTTGGCTCAATTATTAAATTACTTCCAGCAACATCTTCTGTTACACCAGGCTTCCATCTAAATCTTATTTCTCCAGTTGCCGCGAAACCTCTAGTAGCATCATGCCCTGCAAGTCTTGCAAGTCCGTGAATAGATTCAGGCTGTTGAGCTGTATAAATATTCTGCTCTACGGTAGAGTCCTCTATATAGAACATAAGCATCTCATTCATTTCAGCCATTACCTCAAGTATTTGAGAAAACGGTGAAGCTGTTGTAAAATAATTACCAGCTTTTTTATAGACTCTGCTTAAATATGATCTAGAGTCTTCTACTATATTTCCAGCAGTTACTCTAGCCTTATCTAAAAATTTAAAATCTGCCATTCTTTAATCTTTTAATTTACATAAACTCCAATCAAATACTTAGAGTCTACTGTTATATTTATTTGAGCAATATCTCTTACTTCACCTCTTGTAAAATTAATATCTACCTTAGTCTTATATTTACCAGAATTTGGACAATACTCCTCTATCTGATCTTCTATTACTCTTTTTATTTCAAATTCATTAAATTGAAAATCATATATCATTTGTTCTAAATCAACACCGAATCTAGTATTTCCTAATACATCTCCACTACCTGTAAAAAGAAGTGTTTCGATTTGAATTAAAAGTTGACTTAATTCATTCTCTACATCTACTCCTTTTGGATCATAGTTAGGGTCGCCTAATGTTTTGATATACAGTTCCATTAATTATTTATCCGTTTTTTTATGAGTGAAACATCCAGTCAACGCCTTCATCTCCCTTAATCTCTTCAAGTACTCTTTCCATTTCCTCATCTCCCATGGATTTAATACCATCATAGTCAATTTCAACACCACCTGGTAAAGAGAATCTAAAGACTCCTAATTTAGCACCAACTGCTTGTTTTACTTTAGCTGCAACATATCTAAAAAATATTTCATCATTATATAACGCACAGTTTTCAATACTTTCATAACACTCAATAATTACATCTCCTTTAGGAGTATCACCCATAAATTTAAGTTGACCTGTTAGTTGAGAATAGTGAAAACTTAAAGGGTTCTCTAAGATTTGACGAGCCATATCAAAATAACTTTGATTAATTACATAATATTGAAGTTCTTCTGCAGATTCAGCAGCTCCTGTTCCAGCAAATGAATTACTAAAAAACATTTTTTCAATATTAAAATCAGCTCCGCCTGCAAATCTTAAATCCAAGCCGCTGCCACCTGTATTCCAGCCAGATGCAAGGTCATATACTCCATATATTGAAAATACTTCACCAGCGCCTGATGTTGCATTTTCTTTAGGAAAGTTTAAAGTTCTTGTTGTTTTAAAACTTTGACTATCAAAGACTGCATTAGGCACATGAAAATAGTTTTCTCTAAGACTATACTCATAGTTTTTTCTAAACCATTTTACTGCTCTTTTTATAATGTTTATTATTTCAGCTTGTGGCAAATTAAGAGGTACCATACATGCGCCTGTTATTTCTGAACCAATTTCATTTAAGAATTCAGTTAAACAATCAGTGCCATAATCTCTACCTTGGCTTAAATCTATATTATCGCCGCTTCTAATATCACTCATTTTTAAATATTAATTTTTTTAATTTATCTATATTACCATCTTTAGTAAATAAAATATCTTTATTATCTTCTATCCACCTTTTATCTTTATTCCACCATTGTAAGTCTAATAAAAAAGCAATATCTTCTTTACTAAATCTATACTTTAAATGTTTTCCTGGATTACCTCCAACAATAGAATAAGGCTCCACATCCTTTGTTACCACGGCACCTGCTGCTATTACAGCGCCGTCTTCTATTTTCACTCCGGAAAGTATTTTAGCGTCCATGCTTATTAAAACATCATTACCTATTTCTATGTTTCCTTTAGAAACAGTACTAGGTCCACAATAGTGATACCCTGATATGTTATTTGCATGATCTACCGATAATAAAAACTTAACACCTAAAGACATTGAAACATATTTTCCAAATATTACTTTTATATTTGAAAAACTTGGTCTACCTGCCCAATAAACCTTAGCGGCAAGCGAAGTATCACCATTATTAAGAGAAGTAATATTAACTAACCATGGATCTAAATATTCTATAGGACTATTGGTATTATTGTTTTTTCTACAATTATTATTATCGTTTTTTAAATTACATATTAACATTTTAATTAATTTTTTTACTTGTTATTATTTCAGTACCATCAAATTCTGCTTCTCTACCTATTTGACCATGTCTAAATATTCCTCCAATCATTTTACCTTTAAACACAGAATCCCACTGAAACACATAGCTATTTTTAATTTCACACGTTTGATTAACATAACATGATTCTACTTTACTACCTTCAACAGATGTACCTTGATACAAATTACATCTTAATAAAGTAGCATTACTAACTTGACTTCTAAAAATATCACAAAAACTCAATGAACCTGCAAGTTTACAGTCTACAAAATCATAATTACTTAAATCAAAACAAAATGGTAATTCACCACCATTTACTTGCACTCTACTAATATCACTATCATAATTAATGTCTCCTTTTTCTAATCCACCGTGACTAATTAACTGTACAACTTCCATTAATATCTTAGGCCAATACATGTCAATTATTTTTTCATTATCTTTTAAATCAACATATAAGTTAATTTCAGGATAATAATCTTTTAATCTTCTCCAATCTTTTAATATTTCAGTAAACTTATGATTCCTGTTAAGAATTTTTTTAAGTTCTATATAATTTAAATCAGTATATTTAGTTTGATTAGAAATTGACCAAAGTTGTAATAAGAAACGATCTAGTAAATATAATATATTAGTAGTTTTCTTTTCATAGTCTTTGCCGCCAATATATCTAAATTCTAAATAACCTTGTTGTAATTTTTCAAAGTTAACTCCGTAATATTTTTCTTTAGCAAAATGAAAAACATGTGAATTAATATTTTGACCTTCATAATAATTATAGTCAATTTTAGGCATTATCCATTTTACAGACTTTGCATATACACTATCCTTTCTATTTGGGAATAATTTATAAACCTCATTTTCATTAAATCCTAAAACAAATTTAAGAGAATCCATTTTAGAAATTAAACCGGGTTTATTAGTCTTTTTAGGATCAAAACTTAAGTTTAAATGAATTGAACTTTTTTCAGTAGTATATCCATTTTCTTGAATCCAGCCTAATGTTTTAAGTATTATATTTCTTGCAACTGAATAGGGCGTTGGACCGGTAACAAGCTCCATTAAACCTTTACCTCCACTCATATCAGGTTCAATTTTAAATTCTTTATCAGTTGGCACAAAGTCACTATGTGCTTTACTCTCTAGCCTAATCTTTTTACCTAATAATTGAGCAAGTTCCTTTTGAACATTTTCAAGACTCTTATCGGAATAAAATTCAAACTCTATTCCGACAAGAGAATCTTGTAAAATATCTTCTTTACTTTTATGTTTTGTAATTTGATATGTTAGCATGCAATATAAAATAAATTATTTATTTATATATCACATTTATTTATTACCTAAATTATTCCTTAGGCAATTTTAAGAATATCTTCTTAGTATCTTCTTCTATTTTAGTAATTAAAACATTGATAGTTTGTTTTGGCTTGTATTTTTTAATATTATCCTCACCAATTTCACTAACATGTAATAGTCCAACTACGCCTTCTTCTAACTCTACGAATAAACCATAGTCTTTACAAGTTTTTACAGTAGCCTCAACCTCAGAAGGTACTTTAAATTTCTTATTAATTTCTAACCATGGATTTAATTCGACATCGTCTCTTTGAGTCAAGGTTATTTTAGTATCAGATACAATATCTTTTACTTTAAACTTAATCTCTTCACCCGGTTCTATTTCTCTATTTTTATGTCTAGCCAATGTATCTCCATCTAAATCATTAACATGAATCATACCAGTTAAACATTGTGAGAATTCACAGAAAACACCATACTTAGCAGAACCTGTAACGCTTCCAGTAATATATTCACCTGCAGTTTCTTTTAATTTTTCAATAGCAGCAGGAATTAATGTTTTAAGATATGCCCTGTGAGAAACTACCATTATTTTTCTTTCTTTAGAAAAACTAACAGGTACAACATACATCTCTTGCCCTACAATACTTTCAAAGTCGTGTAATTTATTAATACCAGCAAGACTACCTGGCATAAAACACTCTATACCCTTAACATTAACCATATAACCAGCAGCAGATAGCATTCTAGTAACTGTACCGACCCATGCAGTATCTTGTTCTTCAATAGCACTTAGCATCTCTTGGAAAGTAGCCTGCTTAGTCCCTTCACTAACACTACCCATTATAGGCTTTCTATCATCTTCCATTAATGATGTAATAATAACACTAACCTCATCTCCAAGTTGCATGTTTTTAAATTCATCATCCTCTTTTTCTAAATTGACATAAACAAGTTGTCTATAACCAATATCGATACTTGCTGTCATATCAGTAATACCAAAGACTTTACCATTATAAGCATTTCCATATTGTATATGAGTAATAATATCATTTTCTTCAATGTGACCTACGAGCTTATTATACATTTCCTGAGCATATGGCTCTCTACTATATACTTTATGCTTATCGTTTACTAATTTTATGTGTGGGTTTGGGGTTCTTAAAACTTTTGGACATGTTGACTCATATCCATCCCAGTCGAAATTGCCATCTTTATCAAAAAAGTCAGCATTCTGTTTTTCTATCATTTTTTATTTTTTAAAGGTTAAAACTTATGATTTATATATCTAATTAACTTATTGTAACATTTGTTGGAGGAATTGGCGTTCCTGTAATTGTAGGTCCAGTTAATGCAGGAGGAGGTAAAGGTATAAGAACAGAACTTGGAGGTACAACTATTGTTATATCCGCTAATTTAATCTGATCATTTATTTCTCTAGCTAGCCCACCCATTACATCTTTGTTTAGCCAATCTACTACATTTTTTGAAATTTCTTTAGACATTTCTTTTGAAAACTGTCTCCACATTAATTTTTTAACTTTATCTTGGTCTTCTCCAGGTGGAGGAGTGTTTAACCTCATCCATTCATCTAAATTCTTTTGTGCATTGTAAATTCCACCAGAAGGATTGACTAATTCTTCACCTTTGTAGTCGGTTGTTAAAAATTCATCTCTTCTAATGCTCATTAAATCTCCACCTGCTAATCTTAATTGAAGTTTTTCTTCATTTAATTTAATTAAAGCTCTTAGTCTTATTTCAAAATCTAAATCTATTAACATTTTATTCTGTTTTAGTTATCTTACTTAATTCTGTTCCTGTTAATGGTACCATAGGAGGTGTTGTAGGTAGTCCTAAATTTCCAGTGTGAGTATGTGTGTTAAATAAAGCTTGAAAAGTATTTCCTTTAATTACTTGTTCAAGTGCAAGTTCACCAAGCTCAACCGCTGGGCTATTAACATGTACCTTTTTACCTTTGACCTCAACGTCTCCATCTGTAAATACTTCAACCTTACCTTCTTGATCAGTATGAATGTGTATTTCACCCGTTTGTTTTACATTTATAAAAGGCTCTGTTTTAATTCCATCACCCATTGAAACTATTAAACCTTCATTTGGTTCATAATAGATTCTAAATTTATTATCAACATCATATACAATTGATTGTGCTTTAACAGCTTCCTCAGCTCCTAGTGCTTCTAATATTTCTGTTTTAAATGTATTTCTATCGTTACTGTTAATTGTATAAGTATATTCAGGATGGTAAATATCTCCATTATCAAAGTTAACAGAAACAATATCGCCTAAGTTTGGAGTAGAATAACTACCTATCATATTACTATTAGAAGATGTTGCCCATGGAATAGATTCAGTTGGTATTTTATCAAACTTACCATATACCATTACTCTACATCTACCCTCAAGTAAAGGGTCAGCAGTATCAACAACCTTTCCCAACCAATGAGTGTCCCTTAAATTATCTTTATATAATTCTTCAGCCTTCATATATTATATATTCCGTTAATCTTCAGCCCACTTTCTTAGAGTTTCTTCTATTTCTACTCTATAATTTAAATAAAATTGAATGTCTTCTGGCGAATCCATTACCTTTCCACACACTATGTTTCTTGCAAATTCTAAAATTCTTAATTGAGTTTTATCACCATGTTTACTCATAAACATTGCTATTTTCTAATGGACTTTCAGGTGGAGCATCATCATAAATTCTAGTACTATTTAATGTGCCTTCTTCCGGGGCATCATCATAAATTCTAGTAGATTCTAATGGCACTTCCGGGCTTGCGATTGGCATTGTATTAGTACTTGTTAATGGCTGTTCTTCTGGAGTATCTTCGTAAATTTTAGTAGATTCTAATGCAACTTCGTCAGTTGGAAGTACAGGGTGAATATTGTCACCTATAGGGCTTCCAACGTTTTCAGGCTCTATGCTTGGATCTTCACCTTTTACTAAAGGCCCTATAGCATTTATAGAACCTGAATTAAAAACATCTTCTATTTTAGAAAGAGTATTAGCACCATATACATTTCCTAATAATAATTTATTTTTAAAGTCTTCTACCGCCCTTTCAACAGCAGCTGTTCCAGCAGTTAAGGCTTGATTTCCAACGGTAGTCACAGCCGCCAATCCTGCATTTGCCAAATCATTTAATATGTCATTATTAAATGGACTAAGAGGATCAGGATCTACATGATTAAAACCTGTTAAATATTCAAATTCATGAACTTTACTTGTATGAAATTTAAATTTTAATTTATGGTGTACAGGGCTTCCTAATTCAGCATTACTTATCTCACTAAACATATCCATTCCATTATTGTAACTAAACTTACATTTTCCTAGTTTAGTTATAAATCTAGGTCCTAATCCCTTTGACTTCCAATCAAGCTGATCAGAATTAAGTCTATCTTCTATTTTACCTAAAACATCTCCTCCCACTTGAGCTAAGAATTCCTTCCTAGTAGCTCCATCGGCTGATTTAAAATTAAAAATATCACTTGTTGCAGCTCCAAGCTTCTCTAAACCACTTGTACTTCCAATAAATGGCACAAAATTTCTTATTTCTTGTACATGTACATAAACATTAAAATAACATAAATTATCTGGTAAAACTTGTACATATCTTTCAGTATCTAATACTATCGATTGATACATATTAAAAATACCAGCCATTGTAAAATCTAAAGTTTCTAAACAGTCTATTTCTATCTCTCCACCTTCTTTAAATACTAGCGCGTCATCCATTTTACCATAGTCATATGCTGCATTTAAACCAGTAATTGATTGCCAAAACCATGGCATTTCTTGATTTATTCTCTTTAAATACTTTTTAAATTTTTCAAGTTGATCTGCTCTATTGTTATCTCCTATAACATTTCTTAAAAAATTAGTTGCATCACCATTAAACAAAGGTGATTTTGGGCTATACCAATCGAACATTAAAAAGAAACTAAGAAATGTAGGATCACCATAAGGATGAGCACTTCTACCTTTAGCTTTTGCAAATTTGTTTTTATTTCCTAATAGACCCATTTCTTATAAATTATTTGCTCTTGTTGGCCATTCCCTCCTTAAAAGAGTTAATCGCTGAGTTAAGGCTTGATCGCCGTCTGAGTATATATATTCTATTCCGCCGATAACATAATGACCGGATGTAAATTCATCTTGTCTTACTGGAGCTTCTGTAGCCTCAACTTCTTCAGTTTTACTAGGAAAAGCTTTATCATCTGTTTTTACACCTTTATCTTTTAAACCTGTTTGGGTTTTGGTAGCAGCTGCAGATTGTATCTCATCATAAGTGTACATCATTACTGGTATTTTTTGACATACATATAAGCTTGGGTTAAAAGAATCTAATTCTACAACTAGTTTTATTTTTTCAAGCTCTTGTAAATTTTGCCAGTTATTTAATATAGAATATTTATGATTAAGATGTACATTTCCTTCTAAAGAATAATCTTGCATTCTACCTACCCATTTATATTTAGAATGATTATCATATTCTGTCTCACCTCTCTTACCTTTTAAAGGTTCTTCAACGTCTCTAATATTTTTACTAGTGTATGCCTCAACATCAAACTCAACTAAACGCTCAGTATCCCATGCAGTAGGTTCACTATCTTCTAATTCATCCCACATTTGAAGTACTCTTCTATAACCATTCAATAATGATATTTTACTTGAATTATTTTTTAATGCAAATTGAGATATTTTAACATTGCTTTTATCAAATTGCGTGTTATTAGTTAACATTAATTTATTCTCTATATTGTCTGTATTATCTTCTACTCCTGCCTCTTGACTAAAACTTTTTGCTAAAGAAGCAAAATTACTTTGCATGCTCTCAAGACTTACATTTTCAGAATTAAAAATTCTATTCATCTCTACAAAGTTTAAATTGTAGTATTGATCAATGTAAAATGTTTGAAAACTTTCTTCATCTATATAAGAGGAATTAACAGTTTCTTTAATATAATCTAATGTAGTTGTATAAGCCTGTAGCCTATTTTGAGTATCATCTGTAGAGTCAATGTTTGATGCTAAACCTAGTTCTAAATTAGTAGCAATTTCTTCTAAGTGACCTAAACTCGTGTTTTCAGTATATGCAACACAATCTTCACTAAATAAACCAGGTACTTTACAAGTGCCTTGAAAACTATATTGTTTAAGACTATTTGGCAAACCTTTAGGAGGTGAAGATATTGATGTAATATTAAAATCCATATGAATACTTTTAAAAGTGTCAGTATTTTTAGAATTAATATAAACTGTAATTACATCTCCGTCTCTAGGAAATTGATCAATGTCAAATGTTCCACCTGTATCAATAACCGTAACGTTAACAGTTGGATATTTTTTAGTAATTCCAGTACTAAGTTTAAAAGATATTAAATCTCCTTCTTCAAATAAGTAATTATTAATTGTTATTCTAGGTAAATCTGTACCAAATGATTTAGAAGTTTTATCACCTTCACCTGATTCAGTTCCTCCTTTTAACTCAATATCAGTTGGTCTAATTTTAGGCTCTATTAGCGATAATATATTATTATTTAACTCCATTATATTATTTATCTAAATTATTTAGACTCGTATTTAGAAAAAGTAACAGTTTGAGTTGTTTCAGAAGAGCCATCTGGCTTTACAATAGTTTTAGTAACAGTTTTTGTAACTTTATCACCTTCAATTTGTTCAGATTGAGTTATTGATTGATTTCCTACCTTGTTACCATCATCATCTAGTGCATCTGATGTATTAGCAATAAACGTAGAAGAAGTATTTCCTCCATTTCCTATTTCTTTTCCATCAAATGTAGTTGCTAATTTAGAAACTTTAGAAGATTTAATTCCACTATTTTCTAATTTTGCAATTTCGGCATCTGTTAATTCTTCATTTGCACTACTTTCTATTTTTTTAGAAATTGATTCAGCCTCTGATTGATTAACTGAAACTTTTTTATTTTTAGCATTTTTAGGTGCAGAAAATGAAGTTTCAGGAGTAGATACGCCCATTCCCATCTTAATAACATCTTCACCTTCTTCTTTCCTTAATTCAAAGTTTTTAAATCCAGACTTTAACATATTAGGTGGGAGTACTTCTTTAAGATTATATTTCTTTTTAAGAAAATCAATTCTTCTTTTATCTTTTTTAGTTAATTTCTTACCATCTATAAATTCTTGTCTAACTATATTACTTATTGCAATGCTAGGCCTTTCTAATTTTTTAATAACAGCATCTTCTATTGGCATTTTTAAAACATCACCTTCATTAATTGAAAATGGATCAGATATTCCATTAAATTTTAAAATACTTTCCAAATCAACATTACTTCCATAATATTCCTCAGCTATTAAATCAATTCTACCAGCATCAGTGTCTTTGACAATATATTCACTAAATGGAATATCATTATCTTTAAATATGAATGTGGGTTGAGCTAAAATAAGCTTTCCTCCCTCTATTAATTTATCTAATATTGTTTTAAAATTCATTATCCGTTTGCCATTTTTGAGGCCTTCTTAATAAATGCCTCTTTACTTCTTCCTTTAAATTCTTTATTACCATAAGCACTAACATCGTATGAACCATTACTAGGATCTAAAACACCTTGTTCTGGTAAATATAATCTACCTTTACCAGCATTAAACATTGATTCAATATCTGCTTTATCTCTTGGCCTATTAGGTTGCAATTCAATTACAACTTTTAGTTTAGTAGGAAAGTCTTCATAACCTAATGGTCCATCAAATTGAAAATCAGCTTTCTTACATCCTAAATTTCCAATTACAGCAATTGGATTTAATGGATTTCCAACCGTTAAATGCCATTGACCTGTAGATTCTCCTGTTAAGAATGCAGCTGCAACTTGTCCACCTTGTGGTCCACCAAATAAATCCATCAATCCTCCACCGATTACGTTATTTAATATTTTACTATCTCCACTGAGTGCACCTTTAAGATCTTCTGCAACATTTTTTATAGTTCCTCCTATATCTTTCATTACACTTCCCATAAAACCTTTAATATCTCCCTTTTTTAATTTTTCAAGATCACCTAATGAATTACCAACAACTCCACCTCCTGTGTATCTAATTGCTCCTCCCCAAAAAGGAGCATTGTTATATGTCAATACTAATAAATTAGCTAAAACATCTAAAAAAGCCATTTTAGGAGAAGTATTTGGAATTCCTTTTAAATCATAATTAAATGTCAAACTAAAACTTTGATCAAAGGTTAAACCACTATCTCTAACTTGCATGCTTTTTATAACGTTAAGTGGAGCGAATGTGTGATTAGGATATGTTTGTTTTAAAGGATCCCAGCCACCTCCTTGTTGCTTTCTTCTATGAGTAGTTGCTGCACTCTCTCCTGCTAAACCACCTTGTGCATTTTGAGAATATGGAATACTATCAATCATTCCTCCAACCATGCCTCTATCTCTAGGTTTACTTTCAATAGTTTGAAGCTCAGCTTCAGTTTCTTTCCATTTAAAACCAACTCCAAATTTTAATATCTCATTTAAGCTATTTCCAATAGTTGGACTCATCCATGTTACAGCCTGTGCAAGAGCAGGTTGAATATTATCAACAACCTTTTTTTCTTGCATGCTATATTTTTTAGGATCTAATATATTATCTTCAACTGGGAATGGAAACCTTCTTAAAGTTAACATATGATTATTTGCAACTTTACCATAATGTTCACAAAATATAAAGTCTTTTTGAAAATATCTAAAACTAGCAGATCCTTTAGTAAAAGTTCTTTGAATAATGTTATTTGCAGTAGGGTTTATTGCTAAACCAGAATCTCCTGCACCTGATCCAACCATTGCTTTATTATAATCCGGATTTTCTCCTTGCCCTTTATATTTTAATAAAGTCCAATTATTAACTCTACTAGTAGGTGCATCTGACTCTGCGTCTGATTCTACTCCTTTTTTAACAGAATATGTAGTAGGCTGTTTAAAGTTTGATTTAGGATAAAGTCCTTCCTCTTTAACGAGTGCGGGGTCAAAATCTGGATTTGAAGCTTTAAATAATGCCTTTTGTACTTCTTCAGGAGTTGGATTATTTTTAGCACCTTCTATTATACCACTATAAGCCTTAGATGTTAATCCATCCACAAGGTTAGTGTATAAAACTTCTCCAGTATCTGTTATTTCATCGAATATAAAATTTGCAGCATTTTGGCCTTCTTCCAAAATATGGGTAAATGTACTCATTAAAAAGTATTATTTTTATTTATATATCACTTAAAGTTTAGACGTGTTTGTCCAAATCTCTAATGTCAGTGGATGCAAGAAAATCATTCCACCATTTATCTGATTGAGGTGACCGTTCACCAAAGAACTTTTTAAGTGCTCTCTTAAACATATCTTTAGTATGATAATAAAATCTACCATATCTGTATTCTTTCCTTCTAGTCATCTCATATAGCTCTCTCAGATTCTTTTGTATCATAAACGTTTGTATCTTATTAAAGAAGTCAACTTGTTCTTTTCTTGTTCTACAGCAATAAACACTATCGACTACAATTAAGTAGCCTTCCCAATTATCACCATTAAAAACTTTCTGTACAAACTCTTCAGTTGTTTTATAACTTGTTCTTGTAAATTTCCATCTACTATCTTTACCATCAAAGTTTCGGATAGTTCGGCCTTTAAATAAATATCGTTTTAAGAACGCAATATCATCATACATTTTATCTACTTTAATTTGATACTGAGGATTATACTCATCAAATTTAGTATCATAAATCGTGCCTCTAACTGGAAATAAAATATTTGGATTTGTTGTTGAATGTATTAGAGCATGGATTCTTTCACCTTTTGAAAATATCTTATGTCTTATCATTATCTACAATTCTAACGTTATCGAATTTACTCAATACTTTAGGATCTAATTTATCTTCTCTATTAATAACTACTAATTCAAACTCTACACCGTCTGCGATTTCATTAATAAAGTTTTTAAAATTTAGTACATTTTCTTGATTTAAGTTTTTAAGAAGATATGTAACTTTTGCAGTTTGATCTTCTTCAACTTCTTCTTCTACTCTCCTGTTTTTATTAACAAGATTTCGTATTAATTTTTGTATATGTAAAGCAACTAAAGTTTCAGATGGAGTATTTCCATAAGGATCACTCTTAGAAAGTCTATCTCCAATTTCATTATAAGAAATTATTTGATTTTTAAACTTATCGTATTCTTCTGATTTTTTAGTTTCTCTTGCAAATCTATTAAAATCAGTTTTAGTTTTACACCATATACATTCTACCTTAAGATTCATATTTTTTAAGTTCTTTTTTATACTTCTCCACAAGTCTGCTTGCTGCCATAATACTTGTCTCTAATTCCTTTTTAGTCATTAGTGACATATCCTTTGGTTTTTTGTGAAGATTTATATTGAGTCTTTTTTGAGCATCTTTATTACCCGTACTTAACCCAATATCTAAACAAAGATCTTTTAAAAATTTAATTCTATTTTCATAATCAGGATCTCCATCAAAGACATAAAGTGTTTTAGTGACATTTACTTCACCATTTCCATTGTAGTTGTCATCTTCTATAATTTTGACTACTCCATTGTCTCCTATGTCTAATACTACTGTTATCATTTACTAATACGTTTAGCCTTTAAAGCTTCCGCTTCTTTAGTTAATCTTTTAGCATCTTTTTTATCTTGTTGATAATTATCTTTATCTTTAACTGCTCTAAGCATCCAAGCCTCTGCTAATTTTTCAATTTCTTTACCTTCCCAGCCTGCAACTTCAAGAGTCTTTTTATATTCAGCAAGTCTATGTTCCATTTCTTCATGGTATTTTCTTTCATTAGCTTCAACCATTGCTTTATGTTTTTCCTTACCTTCTCTACTAAGTTGTTCTGTAATTTGATTTCTTACTGGATCATTAAATTGTCTAGAGCTCTTGTTTTTAAGAATTCCCATAGACTTATATGCATTTCTTCTTTGTTGCCTATTCATAGTATTGATTTTGAATAAAAGTTTCTACTTCTTTGTTTAATTGTTGTTCTAGATTATTTATCTGTTTTTTTACAAGCTTCACTAGACCCTCTTTTAATTCTTCTTCTTCCATGTCCATTTGCAAAGCTTTAAAAATAGTTTTTCCAGGTATATTAACACCTACACTAATATCAAAATTAGTTTTATTCTTTTTACTTAGCTTTTCTAAAATACCAACTACTATACTATCTTCAGTGTTTGTTTTTGTTTCTACCTCAGGTTTT